GGATGACACCAATCAACTTCGCATTCTACGAGAATAAAATTCAAAAATTAGTTATGGGATTGGAGTAATTTATGTCAGCAAAAGAAAGGCAAGTGGGCGGATCACACTATAAAGACATGTCAGTTGAGCCTTGGGACGTGATCGATGCGTGGCCGAAGGAGCAGCAAGTGGGGGCGTACCGAGCAGGTGCGTTGAAGTATCTCATGCGAATGGGTTCTAAAGATGAGCAGTTACAAGAGGTGATGAAGGCAGGTCACTATGTTGATAAATTAATCGAAGTGATGGGTGAATATAAGTGACAATAATAAGAAGTTTAACACCAGAGAATCAGAAGGTGTGGTTAGAAAAGAAGGTTGAAGGTGAAGGTTGTAAACTGGCAAAGACACTAGGTGGAATTGCTTACAAGTTCACATCACCACAACGCAGAGCGGTACCTGACAGACTCGTGCTGCTACCTTTCCGAGCAGGGTTCTTCATTGAGTACAAACGGTGGGGCAAGAAGCCTACACCGGCTCAGCTAAGAGAGGGTCATAAGCTGATTAGGATGGGCCAGTACGTGTACTACGTTGATAATGTTAATGACGCTGAGTACATTATCCGTCGATGGGCAATCTGCGATCGACCCGACATGATTGAGTACTCACTTCCCGACTCAAAGATTAAGGCGATGGTGACATCAGCACTACAAGGCGAAGAATGCGATGCTTAACCCTGAACAACTCCACGGATACCAGAAGACAGCTATCGAGCTGCAGTGCAGTTCACCCTCATCAATGATGTGGCTGGATGTCGGGCTTGGTAAACTGCAACCTAACAGCGAACCTGTTCTCACACCTAATGGGTGGGTCAACATGGGCGACATCAAAGTAGGTATGTACGTTGTCGGCTCAGATGGTCAGCCCACAGAAGTGCTCGGCGTATTCCCTCAAGGTGAACAATCTGTTGTCAGAGTCACATTGTCTGACGGCTCATGGTGTCGAGTGGGCTGGGATCACCTGTGGTATGTACAGACACGAAACCAACGCACTCGCGATCAAGTGGGCCATGTGATGACTACTCGACAGATAGTGGACAAAGGTATCTGTAGACAGTTCGGTAAGCGAGAGCTTTATGACTTCTGTATTCCAATGGTGGAGCCTGTTAATTATCAATCATCACCAGTGCAACTCGACCCTTATATATTGGGTGTGATTCTGGGTGACGGGACAACAAGTCCGTCAGGTGATGTGACAGTATGCACAGACAGAGACATTATTAATAGCAGCGACATGCTCAGGTATCTGAGAGACCATAAGACCTGTGACTATGTGGGCTATGGATCATTACCGGGAAAACAATCAATCATCAAGAGTCTGGGTCTCAACGGTAAGCGTAGTTGGGAAAAGTTTATCCCAAGTAATTACATGACAGCGCAGATTAATGATCGCTTAGCAATGGTGCAAGGGTTGATGGATAGTGACGGCAGCCCTATTGATAAAGGAGGTGCTGAATTCTCATCAACATCAGAACAACTGACTGACGGACTTGTTGAATTGGTTGAGTCGTTGGGCGGTAATGCCAGGAAGAAAGGACCACGCATAACCCGTTATCAAAACGGTGAAGGTCGTCCATCTTGGCGCGTTAATGTGAAACTCCCATCATCGATGGAACCGTTCAGACTGCAGCGCAAATTAGACAAGTGGGTTCGCCCAACCAAGTATCAACCTATGCGGTACATTGTCGATGCTGTTGACGAAGGGGTTGAGGAATCCACCTGTATCAAGGTGGCTGCGAAGGACTCACTCTATGTGACTCGACACCATGTTGTCACACACAATACTTCAGTGGCCCTCACAAGCATCGCACACCTCATTGACACAGGATGGCTTGACGCAGTGTTCGTTGTCGCTCCCATCCGTGTATGCAGGCTCGTGTGGGCTAAGGAAGCATCTAAGTGGAGTCACACCAACCATCTCAAGTTCTCAATGGTGATGGGCACCAAAGATCAGAGACTCAGAGCACTTCACCAGAAGGCAGATGTATATCTCATCAACTATGAAAATCTCAGATGGTTAATGAAAACCCTTAAGCAGTATTATGTAGATAAGGGAAAACCCTTACCTGCTAACGGGATTGTTTGGGATGAGATTTCCAAGATGAAGAATAGCAGCACTCAACGTGTCAAAGCTGTGCGTCACATGCTCAAACATTTCAAATGGTTCACAGGATTGACAGCAACCCCTGCCAGTAACGGATACAAAGACCTGCATGGTCAGTTCTTGGTGGTGGATCAGGGTCAGCGATTAGGTACAGCAAAGAGTCAATTTGAAGGCGCATACTTTAAGAAGGTGGGCTATAAGTTGGTGCCTCATGAGGATGCCAAGGAAGCCATCCACGCCAAGATCAGTGACATCACGCTTGAGATGAGTGCTGCCGATTACAATCCTTTACCTGACATGATTGTGAATGATATTGAAGTGGAGCTACCACCGAGTACCAGGCTCCAATACGATCAACTGGAAAAGGACTACTTCACAAAGCTGGACACGGGCGAAGGCGTTGAGGTGTTCAATGCTGCGTCACTCACCAACAAGCTGCTGCAGATGAGTAATGGTTGTGTGTATCCGATACCCGGCGCACCTATGTACCAACCTGTGCATGACGCAAAATTAGACGCATTAGAAGACCTGGTTGAAGAACTGTCAGGTCAGCAACTCTTGTTGTCGTACGCTTACCGAAGCGATGCTGATCGAATAATGAGATTGTTTAATAAGGTGTTGAAGGATTCCCCTCCCATCAACTTAACAGAGTGCAAGACTGAGAGGTCACTGAAGCAGGCGATGTTAAGGTGGGACACTGGTGATTGCCCGTTGATGATCGGCCATCCTGCATGCCTACACCCAATGACTCAAGTGTTGACTGAATTGTATGGGTGGATTAGTCTGATCGACGTGAGCACCAGTGACAAAGTGTTCGATGGTGTCGAGTTTGTGTCACATGACGGATGCTCTTATTCGGGCTATAAAGATGTGATCGATGTGTTCGGCATCACAATGACGCAGAACCACAAACTTTTAATAAACAATAATTGGGTGGAGGCTCACAATGTTGGAGATAGTGAAGCAGTTAGACGAGAAGCATTATACGAATACAAAGGCTATGACGATGGTGTTGGTGAAATGTTTGAGATGCGGGACGACATCGAAAATTATCAAACAGAACTTCACCAAGCACAACCTGACCAAGAGAGAATATTGTCAGCACTGTGTTCAGGACAGATACCACAATACGACTGGGACTCGTATTTGGAGAATCTGGCAAGGGATGACAGCAGACGAGGCGATGAAAGACGCGACGGACTCACCTTACGGAAAAGGGAAGCGAGCAACACAAAAACGCATGTCTACGATCTCGTAAACTGTGGGCCACGTAACAGGTTCATCATCCGAAACGGTGATGGTGAGGCTTTCATCTCACATAATTCAATGGGACACGGAATAGACGGGTTACAAGATGCAGGGCATAATCTATGCTGGTTTGGTATGAATTGGAGTTTGGATTTCTACGAACAGTTCAATGGTAGGCTCCGTCGTCAAGGCCAAGGCGCGCCCGTTAAGTGTCATCGAATCATTGCGCCTGACACTATGGACATGGCGCAGATAGAAGCGTTAAACATTAAGTCGTCCGACCAAGCATCACTGAGGAAAGCTGTAGCAACATACCGTAACAGTCGTCGCTAGTAAGTCCACATCCAAGGTCTGGGGCGACTTGGGCTAGCAGGGGCGTCATCCATGTGAACCTGCCATCTACCTGACTTCTGCTTCACTCCGATACCAGTAAACCCACAGAGCATGGCTAACTTGACGAAAGCGTACATGTCCTGGCGAGCAATCATTGGATCGATCCCCATGCCCAACGGGTGAGCACCTTTACTGTTATCATAATCAGGGCAACGGTAGCCACCACCTTTAGCAATGGTGTAAGGCTTCCCCCACCGATCACGTAACTCTTGGTTACGGTTGAGTGTGGATTGGTTCATCTTTACTTCACCACAACAAGGACAAGCAAACTCTGCTTCAGTAAAATTCTTAGTTAGTTGTGTCATTTTTTCATCTTCCATTTAGCCCATTGATTAACACCCCATACCATGCCGTTAATACGCCATTGCGGAAGTCCGAACCTGTACAAGTCTACTTCAAATTTAATATTCGATGTTCTCCAGCCTAGCTTTTGCTGTAAATTCCAATCATGTAACACACCAGCACCGAAAGCTCGACCAAGAGGAGGGAATAACCAGCGAAAGCCAAAAGGGATAGAAAGTCCGTCCGTGATAAAGCCTTTTTTAACATCGTAATAATCTTCATCTATTCTAAACTTATCCCTTTGCCACCATCTTTCACGTGGAATTAATGTCATGCTTGGCTGTTTCATTTATCTTTTTTCACGTTGGCGTAGTTCACTCCAAAGGATGCTGAAACTATGGTCGTCCAAGCTCCAGTTATTGGAAGGAAGAGTCCTGTCATAGCCTCGATAGCTTCCTTGGACTGTACGGGGTCTCCTACGGTAAACGAGTGCATGACTATCAATACGGTAGTAGCCATCAAATAGAAGCCGTAAGAGATGGAAGCAAAGCGGGATAGTTCTCGCCTCATTCCCCCGTTCGGGTCGAGTACTTTGACGAATAAAGCTTTGGCCTCTGCTGACTCTTTATCTGTTTCGATAGCTTCACTAGCAATGCGCTCAATAGAGCCGACGATCCCAGAGCCAAATAAGTTTGTTAAAAAACTGAACATTAAATACTCCCTATTGCGATACCTAAACCGCCTGATGCCATTACACCGATAGCAAGGAAAAAAATACACTTCTTTTGATTTAAGCTGTAAAGAGTGCCTATTAGTCTAGATGTTCCATGTGCGACAACTAACACGGGGATAATTGTTAGCCACTTATTTTCTAGGAACCATGGGTTGTAGTGCATGTGAATTGGTGCGGTCATTGTTGCTGCCAACCAAAAAGACCGATGCAATACCCAACCTATGCCAATCTCTAAGGCTGACTTGAGTATGCATCTTGTTCCTTCTGTAAGATGGTTTTTATAGAGTGAAATCCCCGCTGTGATAACGACAAGGCTCTCCGCCGCAATCAAAATTAGATTGCCAGCGTTAATAAACAGGGTATTAATTTCAATGTCCATGTGCTTCCTTATTTAGTATCTCGTCCACTAATGAGTTTAGCTTTTCCGCTCTTGATTTTGCAACTGCTCTGGCCATTCTATATTCGTGGAATACGGTAGAGTGGTTTCTATCGCTATTCAGCCTCTTCTTTGTTTTGAGGCTATCAAAAAGCCACATTATTTCCGCTCCATAATAAAACCCTGAATAAGGTCTGTTGTCTTTTCAATACTCCGTGATAACTCATTAACCGAATCTGTATATCTTAGTGCTTGTTCGGCTTTCTCTTCTCGAAGTTTTTCTATGAGATCATCTCTCTTGCCAAGCCTAACCCACAGTCCTGTTACGGCGGCCACCAGCAAGAAGCTTGCAAAGTACCCACCATTAACAGCATCGCCTATTTCATTTGGTGAAATCATCTAGTAACTCTCAGCGCCTTCGATGTTCATTTGTGAAATACGCCGTGGTGTGCGTGTCTTACTTCATACGAAACAATCTCTTTCCAGTGTTCAATATGGCCTTGCTTTAATTCTGGTATCCAAATATCGACCTTCTTTGAATCTGTAATCCAGTAAGCACAACCCTCTCTATTTCTCAGCCCTGTTACGTTCTCGCAAATTAGTTTTATCTGCTCATAACTACGGACGTGGAAATTAACTGTGAAATCATTCCAATGGTGCGTTTTAACCAGAGGCTCATGTATAGCGCAGCCACTAACTACCAATAAGCTACCAATAACTAACAAATTGGTAGTTCGCCTTACCACGCCTCTGCCCCTTCTTGCGTAGCAGGGTTAAGATTCTTAGCAGGGATAACACCAAACTCATCGGCTACAGGCTCAGCGACAAAGTTTGCATAAGCCGTTCTATCTAACGCTGTGTGGACATTAACCGCCGTTACCTGAGCCATTACATCAGAACCACCTTTATCGACGTAAGCTACCTCCATAAGAGGCGTACCTTCTACGTTAAATTGAGGCAGCCTAGTCTTTGTCTGTGCTGCGAAGATAGACCAAGGCGTAGCTAAAACGGCCGTTAATCCTACGGATATAATACCGAGTACATCTGCCATCCCTTCCATGCTGTCCATTTCTAAACCGATCAACTTCTCATTGTTGTAATCAATGGTGCCGGGTAAGCGAGATAAGCTAGTAATGCCCAACGCTTTAATCATCGCGCTAAACATAGGCGATAGATTTTCTAAACCAATGATAGCGGGTATCTTTAAAATTACTTGGTAGTCGTTCACGGGTGCTTGCTCCATATTTCTTCGTCTGTGAGAATAGAGCCATAGCCCCATAGGTTATGTATTAGATTGCCAAAGGCGTTACCGTAGAAGAGTCTAGCGATTCCATCAGAAGGGAAATAACCCCTGTAGCTAACTGCCGCACCATCAGTAAATGACGTTTCGCCTAGTGTTAGGTTAGCGTAGCCTATTAATATATGCGTACCAGCTGCGCCAAGCTCATCAACCGCAGATGATGCGGTGACTCTGAATCGATACTTGCTTGTTCCATCAGCCGTAAATGCTACTGTAGCGGTGTTAGTGCCATCTAGTGACTTCAATGTCGCATCTTTAGAGATAACACTGCTTGCACTCGCGTCTATTCCAAATATTCCCGCCAATGTCGTGTCAGCACTAGGAGTAACATCAACAATAGTCGTATTCTCTAGCTGATTGAATTCGTTGTATGAGGCTTTGACTCGTTGGAGTGATATGTTGTCGAATCTTCCATCAACACCAGAGTTATCTCTGATAATAAATCTAGTGCTAGAGGCTACGGTTATAACACCTGTTAATATGCCTGAACCTGAATCAGGGAAGGTTAAAATGCCGCTAGGACTGCCCGTATTTTCACCCACATGACAGCCTGCTCCATTCGACGTTATCTCATAATCAACCGATATATAATAAACTGCGCCGACCTCAAGTATGTCCTGATAAGCAAACACCTCAGTAACACTTGATAGAATCAGCTCGCCTCCCGTGATTGATGCGCCTGTTGATTTAACCCATCCTGTATCACTATCAAACCCACCATTAACAACCAACTCAACCCCATCGCCATCAACACCAAAGCCCGCTTCTTGCGTCATAGCAAATTGATAGTCTGTAGCGTTGCGGGTTACTGTACTTAAATCCGTAGGTATGGGGTTAGTTTCTTTTTCGGTTTCAACTTGAATAAAATCAGGCGACCCTGTTACTGTAAAATCAACCGTTCCTGCCGCTGTCACAACTAAAGTATTACTAACGCCATCACTAGCCGCGCCGTACCCTGTTGCAGTTGCTGTACCTGCGCTTGATAATAACGACCCTGTACCGTGCATACTTAAAACATAAGTACCTATTGCTAGTGAAATAGATTGTGTTGATAATCCTAAAAACAAATTAGTAGCATCCGGCACCTGAGCAATAGACGTTTCTAAAGCAGCACCTGTACCGAATGTGACTACTCCTGCAAGCGATACACTGTTACCCGAGGCATCGTTTTCTAGCTGTGCGAATCCGTCTGAACCGTCAACCCCTACCGAGTGGTAGTCTGGTGTATATCCAGCACTTAATCCCGTTACCTCAACTAACTCAATGTCTGTTATTGAGCCTGTAATCGTAACAGTCAATGATGTTGTTGTAGCTGTTTTAGCTGTGCCATTCGGGAAGCTTAAAGGATTTACACCGTCACCAGTCAAAGTGCCTGTGAATGCTCCTGAGCATACCGCAGTCGCGCCAACAGCCGAACCCGCGCCAATCATCAGAAGATAATCTTTGCCGCTTGTTACTGTAATAGTTTGAGTGGTAGGTAATGCAGTGCTATCAGTTGCAGGCCATAAGTTCTGCTCAACTCTAGCGCCCTTCTTAACCAGTTTAATCGGAGGACGATAAACATATCGACTATAAGCGTCTAGCTCCCACACGCCCGATGTTGATACGTTGGTGAAGTTTTGGAGGGATAGGATAGCTTGGCGCAAGCATGCAGACGAAATGCCGCCAACAGCAGGACGAGTCACACATCGGCATGAGCCTCGTGTCGATGAGTGTGTGACTCCCATAGCAATCTCCTAGTACGTTACACCAGTGATTCGAGCGTACACCCCTGTAGGCGAGCCAGTCACCTGTAACCGCAGAGTCATGGCACCGAGTTCAAAGTTGCCTATACCATCGGCAGTCATCGTAGTGTCCGCACCCACATCCACCCAAGTGACATTATCTGAAGCTAATGCCTGCAGAGTCAGTGTCGCGCTACTAAATGTGCCTGTAGCAATCAGCGTACCTAACCCGCCGGGCCAGACTATATTACTACTTGTCGCAGACCCGTTCTCTAATACATCAATACTAGCTGTTGTTCCCATGATGAAGTCCTATGTTGGGTAAATTACATTTTCTGGAAGTGTACCATCTAGTTCTGCCCGATTGCCAATCGCTACGACTGAATTAATCCAAGCGTTAATAACATCTAACTCATCGAGTCTTGGGTTTGTCGAGTCAAGTCTTGATAGTGTCGCGTACTCTGCGAGCATTAAAGATTGCTTACCTTGTGGGTATCTTGCGTAAATGTAGGAAGATGTTTTAGCGTCTATTGATGCTACACGCCTAACTTCGCTGCCTGCCAAATAAAGGTCGTCAATCGCTTTTTGTTCAACCAATTCTTCCGATGTCATTTTAATCAACTTACCGTTAACTATTTTTTTCATTTTTAAACCCTAACCCCGTAAATAAAGACTCGTCCCCGCGTTGCCGCATTTGTACCTAAGAAGCTTCCAGTCATGGGTGTTATTTTTACTTCATCCCAAATCTCAGCCCAAGAAGCATACGCAGTCCTATGACGGCTTTTTTTAGATTGTTTAGTCATGGCATCGGGGCTGATAGCCAGCACAGACCCCGTTGTACTCTGGATGCTGATCACTTTCTCCTGCGAATTATTTAAATTAACAACTTCAATGCTGAATCCGATAGGAAGGTTGTTCAATAATGTTTTTTGGGTAATTAAACCAGTGTCTCGCCAAGTACCACCAGCAGACCGTCCTGAAATTTGGAATCCTGTTAGATCCGCCACACTCAAAACACCTACAATAAAGACACTTGAGTATTCGCTAAGTCCTGTCCAAGAAATATTAGCGACATCTACTATAGGTTGATCGTTAAAAATCAACACCCTCGTTGGCAAATTAACCAAATTCGAACCATCCAGTGGCGGGAGCAACCCAAGAGGAGCCTTCACTATCGTTGCATCAGCAGGCTCACCACCGATGTTAGCCAAGGATGTAGCTGCACTAGCCACATTAGACAGGTTATCAGCTCGCAACATGTCACCACCGGACGTAGACATCCAGACCGAGCCGTTCCAGAATTTCAAATCACTCACGCTTGTGTCATACCAAAGCGGGTAAACTGTTTCATCAGGAGCCACAGCGTTCACATAGATCACATTGGAATCTACAGTGAGATTAGTTAGAGCATCTTCAGCAGTGTTCCATCCGATCACATGCCCTGCAGCGGGTGATGGTAATTCAGTATCAACACCCAACGAAGACGCAGACAATCGCACAGATTTACCAACGGTCTCACTGACCTGTTGAGTAATCATGGTGAGAAGATCAAGCGCCTTCTCATGTGTCTCTGCAGGAAACGCATCGCCTGTGACGTAATCAGTTTCTTGAGTCATTGGTACAACTCTGTGAATATATAATTTCTCACCAGACGGGACAGCAGTTACCATAACCACGGTGCCACCAGATGAGTTACCCATCCCAGTAACTGAGTAATGTGTAGTGAGCGTCAGAACAGTTTCAACACCTGCAGCACTGATCTGAATAACCTCAAGATGAGTGTCTTCAAAGAACAATGAAGGGAAGCTGAATGACGTGGTTACATCATTACCGTTGTATTTTATTTCTGAGATGATGCTGCTAATTGTCATTTTGATAAATCCCCAATTAATGTTGATCGCTTGCTAGGGGCTGACCAATAGCCCTGACCCGTGTTTGCTGTGTGTCGCTGTTCCATTCTATCCATGTACCCAGGATTCGCAGCTTCCGTCAATGACTGAAGAATAGCGTAATCCACCACCGCGCGAGCTACAGGATGGTTCTGATAAGGTGTATGGCTCACAACAGTTTTTAAGACTTCATCAGGCAGTTTATCAAACTCACCTCTTGTGATAGCACCCACAATATCATACATGTCTTGAACCGTACCACCTAAAGGCCCTATACCGCTTGCTAAAGGGTTGTGTCCGTATCTATCGTTCATGGTCTCACCGATCAACCAATCGCCTAATATACCCAACCCACCACCCTGCAGTGCTGACCTTGCCATTATCTTACCATCGAACTCATCGTCCCAAGGCATTATAGGGTCTTTACCCCTAGCTACATCCTTCAATGTGAGTGACGCATACCCCATAACAGACATGCCAGCAACGAGTGACATCACCCCCGCAAGCTCACCATTCTCACCATCTTTAAGAGCCTTGATGAAGTTACTGCCCACACCGCGTGTCGGATCGTAGACGTACCCTTTACCGAACACCTCCTCACCAATGGACTTCTGCACAATCGCCACACCGAAGGACTTTAGAAGCCCTACATGTCGAGCTATCTCACCCTCGACCGTTCCTCGTTGATGGTGTTTCTGCATGTAAAAATTCGTTTTAGCATCAGGGTTAAGTACTGCAGACTCAGCAGAATCGACGTAATACCCACGCAACTTAGTCTCAAGTTCTTCTTTCGCTAATCGTATATTACGGTCATTAACCTTCCGATTCTGTGACTTAATGTATTTCCCAATAACTTCATCGTCCAGCTCAGCGATTCGTTCAGGGTAAAGCACTCGATTACCATTGAAGTCTTCTAACTGTGACTTGCTGATTGCTTGCCATTCTGCGTCATCAATACCTGACTTCTTGAGTGCTCGTGCTAGATTACCCATCTCAGCAAATGACTTACCCGCAGCATCTCCCACATCGTTAGCGAACATGGTGACAGCACCCATACGCATAGCATCAGTCCACCAAGCAGCAAGGTTGAACTTCATAAAGGTGTTGACGGAGTTCTGTAAGAACCCTGACAAGTCACGATCAGCACCGAACCTGGCACCCACCGACTGAATCATTGCATCATGGAATACACCAAGTCTCTGAGCAGATCGACGTTTCTCAGCAGGCGTGCCACCGATAGACTCGATCAAACCACCTACCGACCTTCCCATACCATTAAACCATCCTCTATCGGATCGGTTCTTTGCCGCACTAGCGAATAACGCTGTGTCTGAGACCATCGAGAAGATCATCCCACCCAACTTGGACATCAGCACTGTAGCTCGGTACATTGCTCCCGCATGAGCGGCAATAGTGCCTGCACGCGAAGGATTGATGCTGTTAGCCGTGCCGTCCACAATATCCAACATCTTCGTGAATCGGCCCTTCTGAGGATCGAAGCCGTTAGCAAGACTCTTGATCTGAGTGGCGTACTTTGTCTGATCTAGCTTGGTCAGATGATCTTTGTACATTTTCGCGGCTTTTTCAAGGTTCATCCGAGCGTTAGGCCCGAAAGCCCTCATCATAGCCGTGTCGTTAGCCGACTTCATCAACCCTGCAGTGTACGCTTGGCGCATCGTTTTAGCGCCAAATGCGTCATTGTATTCGTACCAAGCGTCTGCATCTTTGAAATGAAGCACACGCTCAGAAGAGGCAGATCGACCAATGTTCTTAAAACCTGTCAACGCAATGCGTGGGCCACTTTTTGAACTGCTCGCCTGGTGATCGCCTGTGATGAGGTTGTCATACACTTTCGACAAGAACTTGTCAGGATCAGCGTTACCGAATGTCTGCTTATGATCGAGTCGTGCCTTGATGTACTCAACCCAATCAGACTTAATCTCACCTTCAGTACGCGCATCCGACCCTTTACGACCACGCACCAACAGTGATGGATCATGTGATTGAGCCACCACATAGTCATCAATCTTACCCACATAAGCGCCCGCATTGTTGGCGTCTAATCGTGCAACCTCTTGGTACTTCCTCATCACCTTAGCAAGTTCAACAATGTCAGGATGAATAGATGATGTGTCGATCCCTCTACCTAATGAGAACATCGCGCGAGTTATCTGCAGGTCAGTCTCAGGGTCACTCTTCATCATCAACTCACGAAGCTCAGGACGCTTCTCAAGGTCTTCTTGAAATGCACCAAGGTACTTGCGGTTCAGACCATCCATGCGTCGCTCAACCGAGTCGCGAGACCCTTTAGCAACGGATTGTGACCCCACAATCAGCGAATCGAATCCTCGCTGAGGATCGTTAGGCCAGTGCTCATTGATGAATCTGTAAATTGAACTGGTAGCAACAGAGTTCAGCATCGCTTGACGCTTCTTGATCTTCGCTAGAATCTCAGTCTTTTTGGTGATTTCCCGCAGTGACTCGACAAGCACCTCATCTGTCAGCTCGCCCTTCTCAAACTTTTCTAACACATCGTCAACATCTTTTGATGCTATTGATGCTACATCGTCCCCATCTTTAATGGAGGCTTTTATAGATGCTCTGACTTGTTTTATACATTTTGTTAATGTTGTCATTAGCTCACTCTACAGGTAATCAGGTCTTCGATATGTTTCATCACCACACTGGTGCTCTCAGTCACATCATCTAATGCTTTGTTCATATTAACAGTTTCAGCTTCGTTCAGGTTCATCTTAATTTCTTCATCAATCACTGACATCTCAGCATCAAGCATTGACTCCTCATCTGAAGCCTTTGCCACCTGAGCGTCCATCTCTAAAGACTCTTCAGCAGCTTTAGGGTTTTTGGACTTGTTACCTGCGTCAATTTTGGTGACGGCAGGTTGAGCTTCCGATAGCAACTCAGAACGAATAAGCTGAGCCTCACCTAGCACATCACTTTGCAACTTGCCCGATTCGATGTCTGCCATCATACGATTAAGCTCAACTCTCGCACGGGTTAACTCTTTATTGTCATCGAGCACTTTACGCATCTCGCTGACATCATCTTTAATTTCATTAATCTTAGCTTTGATGCCTTTATCTTGCTTTACAATCGCCCACTGAGCATCATTCCCTTTAACGGCACCAATGTCTTTCTGAAGCGCCTCTCGTTGTTTGATGAGGTCTGAGATTTTACGCTTCATACGCTCCATTCCCTGACCAATATCTTTACGATCAGCGCGACTAATGGCGCGAGTGTTAGCTGTCGCTAGCGTGTTCTCAACCTCATCGGCAACATCGCTAACAACCTTATTCACTATTGTCGAAATATCGTCGTTACTGAAACCTCGCGTCAATGCTTTGACAGACGGGTCAGCATTGAGAATGTCTAGCACGTCAATTCGCTTACCTTGCATCACCTGATTCACCGCAGCGCGGATCACAGCTTCACGAGTCTGCGCGTCTGCCGCTCGCATCTGTTTAACGACAAGCGACTTCAGTGCGGGTTGTTCTGCAGACTTGATATTGATCTTGAACGTGCCGTCAGCGACCACGTTCTCAACAAGTGATGATCTGATCGTGTCAGCCTTCATCATCTGGCGATCAAACTCAGCCACCTTTTTAGCATCGAACTCAGCCAGAATATGTTTGTCAGCAAGCGGGCCAGTTAGTGCACGAAGCGTTCCACCAAAGACAGCACCAGACGCAACATTGAGTAGCGCAGTCTCAGCACCATAGTCAGCATCTTCCTGACTCAATATTGCGTAAGTGAACGGTTCAATAAGTGTCGCGCCAACAAAACCTTCAGCAGCACCGATCTTAGCTCTGACAGCGATGCGACCTAGGGCACCTCCCGCTTGACCTATCATGCGAGCGTATCTTGATGGGCCTACAACAGGAATAAATGATGTTAATATATTAACAGGGTCTTTAGCCATAGCGAACAAACCCACACCTAACGTCGAGGCGTAGAATGCTGCGTCATGCTCTGCGCGACCCATCGTGTTCTCACGCTTTTCTTTTGTGACAACGACTTCAACCATAGACTTCCAGTAGTCACGACTATGACCTTCCTCAAAAGGTAATCTCCCCGTGTCGGACAATCCTGACAGTTCTGCAATTTCTAGCACATCCTGCTCATCTACCACAGGCTTGCGCTCACGGAATGATACCCTGCCCGAACGGAAGACTGCCGCATCACCATCAGGCTTGACCTCGCCCTGCTTGTAGAAGTCTAAAAGGTCTCTCTCACGTCTACGAATCTCGGACGTGACAATGTTCTCATCAGAAATGTAATCGTACATCACCCTCATCGCAGATGAGTAAGGTTCGGTCACATCATTGATACTGTAGTCGTCGCGTCTACCTGTGAGATTGCCTGTGTAGAATATTCCCATTAGTCAAATATCGTCCCTGAGGAATTCACCTCTTCATAAAACCATCCACCATCCGAGTCTCTCACCATCTTATGCGTCCCTTTAGGTGGGGTCTTGCTCAATTTACCATGGTTACGAACCTCAAGGTCTTCGTATTTGAACACAACATCCTCTCGTCGAGAATTACCTTTGTCGTCAACAACAGTCTTTTGAAGTATCGCCCAGTCACCATTTGATAACTCGAACCTTAACTTACCTTCATTATCTGCACCATCATTAATCAACACACCTGTGTCACTGATCGCACGAATCATCGCAGCACGGTTATCATCCCCGCCCACAACGTAGAAATCCATACTGTTCAGATTGCGCTTAACATTCTTCAAACCAGAGTTTATCAACTCAGCGTTGTATCCTTCAGGCACCACAAAAGTATCTGAGTATTTATATTTACCAAACACATCAGCAACCGCTTTATCCTCAGCAGCACTGGCGTTCATATTACCTGATGTGATGTAATTTGCAGCCAACCTTGTTGCAGCATCCACCTTACCGACGAACGACTTAGCGCCAAGTGATCCTCCCGCATATACTTTGGCAGCATCCTTCGCTTTTGTGTGTATGTTGAAACTAACCTGTCTAGCCTTCTTACTATCACCACCAAACAAGTCTTCAGTGCTTGTACTGGATAACGATAGCAGTGTGGTGACGGCAGTGGTACCAACCATGTCCAAAGCAACAAGTGCTTCAGAAGGTATCTTGTCAGCAATTTGCCGATACACGCGAGGCCAATGGTCATCATATCTGTCCTGTAATGCTGTAATTTTATCAGCAGCGGCTTTCGGATCAGCGATAATACCTTTGAATTCAGCCTCAATCTTATCAACATCGTCGGGCGGCAACAGTAGCGCAGCACCTTTTGATATATTTTGTTCAACTTGAGCAGCAACTAGCGTATCGTAATGATCCATCCGCATATCGTTCAACTGATCTTCTGTGTAAATTCCTGACGATTCAGCATTACTCAAACGCTCAGCAGACCCTTTCACTTCCTCACTATTGCGCCTCACGAAAGTCAGCGAATCAGCTTCAAGGTCTTTATTTCGCTTAGCATTCAGTCGTATCGCAGACATCGCAACAGCCGTGTCGAATTTAGTACCATTCTTAGCAGTCTCCATCATGTCATTGACTACCGCGGCGGCTGACTCAGGTGTACCGCTGTTGATAGTGTCCGTTAAGACGCCCATTTTACGAGCAGCACTGACTTGCGCAGTCAACCGCTCACGCTTAGCAGGAGTTTTACCCAACACATTGATCGCAGCATTCAGACCTGAATCAGCCTCGCCACCCATAGAAAGTCGAGCAATCGAATCCTCAACAATAGTTCTCGCATATTGAGTGTTCTTAGTCTTGAGTGTTTCTTGCTTTGACTCAGCACCCGCTATCATCTTGGTGACTTGAGATGGGGTCAGGTCATTCTTAACTCGCTCATCTGTTTTCAAATCCTTAATGAAAGCAGCAGCATCACTAACACTGTTAATATCAGTGTACAAGGCTGTGTATTTTGCTGTGGTCAGATGCGCTTTATATTCATTGGTAAACGCTGAGCGGTTAGAACCTTTCTCAGCACCAGGGTAGTCAGCAACCGTTTCGTCAGCTTTCGCATACATCTCATCATACAAAGCAGGACTCGACGTGACTAAGTTTGACGCATAATCCATATTTTGCTTGACGGTTTCAACATTCCGACTGACACGTTCTCGTGCGATAAATGTCTGCTCTTGACCGAATATCTGAAGCCCTGTTTTCTGAGCATCAAAGTCCACTTCAGCCATCGCCTTGTCGGATATGCCAAGTTCTTTCGCTTCTGCGCGAAACCCTTCAATGAACCCTTTCTGAGACCTGTCAGCAAAGGTGTTAAGGTCAGCATCACGATTGTCAGGATTAGCCTCATCGATCTGTCGAGCTTCTTGACCCTTAATGTAATCAGTCTGATGCTTGAGTAGCAGATTCTTAGCTTTAAGGCGATCAGCCTTATCTCTCTCGACTCTCATGTCAGCACTGATAGCACCAAAGGTTGATCCCAGCCCCTTCAGCGCATCACCAATGCCACCGCCCATCGCTGCAGCACTTACCGTGGTGCGATCAAATGATGGGGACGGACGAGTCTTCTGTTCAATTATTGGAATATTAGGCATTGTTATCAGCTCTTATAGTAGTTGTAGGCACCACCCGCTAACGTACCTGCAGCACTAATGTACCCAGACCGTTTAGCGTTCGCACCTTCTGCTCGTGACACATTAGCTTGGTTTAGGAAGCTTGTCGATTGCTGAGCACCCTCAAGACGAGCGTTCATTGCATCGACTTCCGAGTTATAAACAGACTCTTCAACCACGTCCAGAATCGATCCTGTGGCCGTCACACCGGACTTACCGATCCTTGTCCGCAATGTACCCATCTCTTTCTCAGAGGCGCGGCGGCGGCGAGACTCTTCAGCTTCAGAAGATGCTCGTGCTATTGCCGCGTTATTCTCAGCAATCTGAGCATTCGCGTTCGCAGCAGCTTGTGCCGACTTGCCCTGTTGAATAGCCCCCATTGCCGAAAAAGCAGAAGACGCTATCAATCCTATAATAACCGGACCCATTACTTAATCCTCGCCCAAAGTGTAGCATCGCCACGGGTGGTGTAAGATTTCATCACACATTCCTTTTCAAAATTTAATATTTCCAACCAACGCTCCGCTGCATCAAAACCTACATCTGTCTGCGCCTCCATTCGTCTATAAGGGAAGTCGTCGAGGAATTTGCGCACTCTTCGTGTCAATGACAGCATGTGATGACGAGCATCTTTGGACAACAATGTCCACGCAGACGCCCTGCCGTCACCCAAAGGTGTTAGACCCACTATAGCAATGATCCGACCAGCATGCTCAGCAACGCACGAGGTTGTCGAATTAACGAGTGCTTTTCGATAACTATCATCTGCATACAGCATGAAATGAGCCTGACGCTCCTGAATCATCAATTTATCAATATCATCTTCACGAATTGATCTAAATATCATCGCTGATCCTGTGTCACAACCTGCGGGATGATAGCCAATAAGGTGCACGGCAATGGTGTTGCGTGTCTTATGTGAACAGTCTCGTTCTGGGAATATCGACCACCCCACGAGACAGTATCTGTGTCACCCGTGAATAAAGGAACAGGCGCATCCATTAAATCGTTCGACTTGCGAGAAGGTATTTTAAAATAAGTATCACCATCTCCATACTCAATACCTGCACCAGTATCCAACAGCTTCACTACAATATCAGTTATGCGCTGTGTTTTACCTTGAGAGGTTCCGTCGCGCGCACCACCGTTTAATCTATTGAGACCTAACACACCACTCACTGTGTATCCTGCAGACACTTTAGAGGCGGCTGTTGTCAGCGTTATCTCACCGCCTACAACTGTCTTGTCAGCTATGACAGCACCATCAGCAAGCACATTAACAGTCTCACCTTCCATATGATGTAACCCACCGACTGTGGTTGTGGATACGCCACTATACTTCACACCACAGTCGGTGAAGTGAGCATCATTAATATCACCCCCGACAGCAAAGGTGTCGTCAAGTCTTTCAATATATCGCTTTGTGACACCATTGATTGTTCTGGACACGATCACCCATAATTGATCTATAGACTCGTTTGCGTCAGGCATCGATTCGTGCGACTCAACAACCACATCAGCACCGCCGATGTCGAAATTCATCCACCCAATAACCTCTTGGGTACGATCGTACACTACTGAAACTAACCCGCCCGCTGCAGTAACTCCCCATATTAGTTGGTGAGGTTCCTGCTGATAAGTGATCTCAACAAGACCAGGACTCGTTATGCCTTCAGCAAACAATGTCATATCACCCGCTTCATAGCGATCAATCGAATATTCATAAATGTACTCACGCAACTTCAAGCCTTTACGCTGCACAAAGATGACACTTGCACCAATCGCCAACGGCTGTAAATGCTTCGATCCGTGGGTAGTTTCTCTATTAATCTTTATCGACGTGGGGGTGATCGGCTCATCACGAGTATTACCAGATGCGGTGAACTCACCACCACTAGACCCTATGTGCAGAATCTTACTCGGACTAATCCATTCAATCACATTCACATCATCTGTATTGATGGTGTATCGAAGACCGTCATCATCGACAGTACCGCCTTCATGGTCTTCAAAACTATTCGTCTTTGATGCGGATAATGTCTGCGGTTCTGCAGCACTACCACCCCACCACAAACGAGTCTCGTAGAAGCCCACGGTGCGAGGGTAGCCACGATGATCTGACCAAGCACCCTCATTCCACCTGAACGTGCCCAGTAAAGCAGACTCAGGGAGTCTTGATTTCACAGTCACGCTAATTACAGTAGAGGATGTAAACCCTGTAATCTCAGCGTAGCCCGATCCCGAGTGCATATACAACCAATCGACATTACCTGTGCCATCATTCTCTGTTCCGACAAGGTGTACAGGCGGGTTAGTGCCTGATGTTCCCGCTGTCGTAACTTTGTATACGTTGCCGTTGTAACGAGAGAAATCACCTAAAGAATAAGCTTTAGCGCCTTCCCATAATTCAACAGTAGACTCAGGGAGTTCGGCTATTCTGACATGACTACCCACCATAGCAGCATCAAAATAAGCACTCGATGCGGTTATTGTTGTGGTGCCTGTCACAGCCCCTGCCATTATGGTTAATGTATCATCCACATTTTCATCCATGAAAGCTGGCCAATCGAATGCGACATCAGTTAATGTAAATGTTGTTGGTGTGGTTCTCGATAGTTTGGCAGGTGCGTGATCCGGATGCGCCATGTACATCACATCAGCAGACTGAGCGACATGAATATCACGAAGTTCAGTTTCAGCATAAGTGGTCACTACCTCAAAAACCTTATAAGCATTACCACCGGACGTATAAGAAGTGAAGCCAGAAGTATCAATCGCGTCACCGAACAGGTCATCCATCTCAAACGTGTTCGTGGTACTTGCTCTCACAATGACTCGTCGATCATTCAACTCAGTCATTCCGACAATATCTTCCATCTCGATCTCATCACCATCAGAGTACCCATGACCTGTCGCAGTGACTATACCACTGACAGCACTGGTGATTCCGCTGACAACAACCGCTGTCTCAAAGATCGACCCATTTGCTGTATGAAATCTGATGTAATTTTCCCCCATCTCCATCAAGTAGATGGCATCCACACCCACCTTGAATTTCTTCAGGATGGTTAACTTAGATGAATCCTTAACCTCAGCATGATGGATGGTGCCACTACGCTTAACAGCAGCACCCATGACCGTCACAATGTAATTGCTCAGCGTCTTACATGATGTCAGATACTTAGCGAGATCGACACGACCAAGGCTGCGAGGACTAATAACGCCCCCATTGAAGTTAGTCTGAATTAGCGATACCTGACTCATACTGCCCAATCCTCAAAACCTGACCCAGCGTTTCTTGATGTGACCCAATCATCTTCGACCATGTGAGGTGTTGAACCTTCCTGAGCATCTGTGCGAGCAGCGCGACTCATGTTCAGGCGAAGCTCCTCAATCAGCAACTGCTTCTTACTGGCCGACTGACTGAGCGTGTCACTGATCTCAACCGCCAATGCTGATGACACAATCTCTCTCAGGCGAACATCCCACTGAGCAGGATCGGCAATCACCTTAACGTAACGAATTATCAAGGCACTAGACTCATCACTCAAAATGGTTCTCCCCTCAACACGCCACTGCGCTGAGCTGTTAACACTCAACACCCTCGCGCAATCGGGAGGTACTTGATAGGCCGTCGCATAATCTTCAGTAACAGGCGTTGTGCTCAATGGCGATAATGACACCCGTGAAATCAAACAATTCCACGGGTGCATGCTAAATACATTGTCCCTTACGGACTCATAAGAGAGATTACAAGCATTCGACTCGGCAGTGCCTTCCGTCAGGTCAGTGATCGATCTTGACCCAACCTTGGCAAGTGCCCTGTTACAAATATTAACTACGGATGACATACAATCTCTCCTAACAAAAACGGGAGCAATAAGCCCCCGTTTTTAAGTTCAACTTAACAAAAGTTTAGATTACTTTTCAGCAACATAAACCAAGTAACCTACAGCACTATCATTGTTCTTGATAGCCGTATCAGTCGATGTCAGTCGAATACCTACGCCCGCTTTGGACTCGAACAGCATGGTGCCGCCAGTGGCAGTCAATGCTGAACCGAAGCTAACCGAAGCTGCAGTTTCAACATCAACACCATCGTCGATACCATTCACACTTGCAGCAACCGCATCACCATCAATATCAGTGTAAGCATCGAAGCCTACATCTAACTTGGCAGTAGCAGTAGTCCAGTTCACGTACGCATTACACATCGCACCAATCAGACGCACACGACCTGGTGGAAGTTGAGCAACCAACACAGATGAACCTGCATCGCCCGCACCTGACTGAACCGTGGTGAAGTAAGCGATACTTGTCTTACCACCTAACTCATGCTGTCGCAGCATGTCGGTGTTATTTGATAGCGGTGACTTAGCGTATTCCGCACTTTCTTGAGTAGTTGTAGCCATTTAATTTTCTCCTAGCTATTTAATTTTGGAATGCGTTAGCTGTTATTCAGCACAAAGAATTTCGACCACTTTGCCTTCTTGGGTACGACTTGCATCGATAGTACCTTTACAGAAGATTTGAGTGATGTATTTCTTATCAGGACGCTCATCAATACGAGTGGTAAGACCACGCCATTGACCCATTACGATACCGCCTTCAGCCCATGCGATACAACGGCGAGCCGCTGAACCATCAACACCCAAACGAGTGTTCAACACGAACTTGAAGCCTGCGAAAGTGTCTACTTCGCCGTTCACTAACGCTTTGACTGTGTTGTAATCAGCACTGGTCACTTCGGTAGTGTTCAGCAAGTTAGTCAACTGCTTAGGCGTGTAGGCCATGTACAAAGGTGTAGACTCATCAACATCGTTCATCAATAAGATTTCACGAGTTTGAAGAAGCTTAGCCTTAGTCATGCCAGTACCACCTGCAGCAATTTGCTGATTGGTGGTGTCAAACGATGTACTTACGCTACCGTTCTTGCCTGTCTTATTCACACCCAATGCGCCGTCACGGATCGTATCGTTCATACGACGCGCCCATGCTGCCCGCATCGCTTGTGCGTAAGCTGACTGTGGCGAGTTAAGCATGCGGAGTTCATCTTCAGAATCGATTGGCAATGCCAAGTCGTAATCTGTAGGGAACATCCAGCGTTGCTTGTGAGCTAGATCAGAGAACTCAGTATCGCCGTTGCGAGTCTGTTTCTCTTGGAACTCAACCTCACCGAACTGCTTGACCATCTGAGCAGCTTCACCTTGGTATGATTTAACCATAACGCCCTGAAGCATTACAGGTTTTGTTTGTTGTAACAACAGTTCCACGTTAGTCGTGAACTGTTTGTTATAATGTTGGGGAATATCAAAATCAGCCATTTGCCGATCCTCCTAAAAGTAAAATCAAAGTAAAAGTTTGTGGTTTTATCCCATTAAGGGAACCTGATCATGCTTAACCTTTACCCTGATTTCAGGAGGTCTTTTCCTGATTATAACGTTAAATCAGAAACCCGCAATAACTTCTTGCAATTTTGTCACTTGTGCTACAGCACTCGCGTCACCGCTAAGGTATCGATCACGGAAGTCAGTACGACCCATCAAGCTGTCATATTCACCCTGGGCCTGACCTGCCGACATACCAAAGTTAGTGTTCGTGTCACCATCCATGAAGCCCGGCTCACCGATCTTCACACCCACCTGATGTGCCATCTTGAACGTCGCGGCTGTGCCGATGACCTTCTCAATGCCAGCAACCTGCTCTTGTGACAGACCTAACGCAGCGATACCTGACTTACCTGTATTGATATTGTCTTCGTACTTACCGCCCCACTCAGTCTTCAGCTCATTCATCTGATTCACATTATCTGTCTCAGACGTAGCATCCATATCACCCATCAACTGCTGATCGCGCTCAATACGCATACCTGCCAACTTAGATGCCTGCGCCTGACTCAAACCTAGTTCGTGAGATACCCCACGGAACCACTCGATTTCATCGGCACTATGACCTTCTGGCAACTCACCAAACTCATAACCTGCTGCCTCTTCTGGACGACCTAGTTTGCCGTAAAGGTTAGTCCAACCCTCAGCGTCATCCGCTTCAGGTACAGACAATTTACCACCCACCATCTTCTCAAGGTTTGTGTAGTTGTCCATGGCTGTGACAGGATTGTTCCAACCCTTCTTCTCAGCCATCGCCACATGATCTGCGGTAGCGCCCTCACCCATCCACGCATAACTCTCAGGCACCGCATAAGGTGCTACCGCTTCTGGTGCCGCTTCTGGTGCCGCTTCTGGTGTTCCTAACGCTTCTGCTGCTTCATTCATTGTGTGTATCCTTTATTTGCTGTTTTAGCATTTCAGTAATCTGATCCTCAGTTAATCCGAGGAATTCTTTTATTCGTAGGTAAACTTCGCGCCTACCTTCGCGGTACGCAGACAGTCGCCCATTAGGGTCATCTGCCTCGAATGTGGGCTTGTTAGCACGGCAGAACAATGCGAGGTCTTCTAACACAATCGCACCATTGGGGTTGTCAAAGACATCCCTGTACGCTCTGCGGCGCTTATCTAATATTTGTAACTTCATAGTTCAGACTGCAACTTCTGAGCCTGTGCAATATCCTTCATTGCCCCCGCCACAGGTGCCGCAGAGTCGAGCATCTGTTGCTGTTGCTGCGCCTCAGCCTCAGCCGCATTCTCTTCAGCCACACGCTCAGGACTTTTGACAATGATAGCTGGGGCACCATTGATGCGAGCTGTAAGTCGTGCAATCTCTTCATAGTCAAATATCTTGACTACACTAGGATCATACTGAGCCAACGGAGTAATCATTTCCATAGTGCGCTGAATACCTACCAATTCCTCACTGTCCTGCATTCGATCAAGCGGTGACTGATAGCTAATATCATACTCACCCTTCGCTTCGATCATTGCGGGTGTCAGTGGAGGCATTACACCACCACGGGTCAGTAAGTCCATCTCACGCTCAATGCAGGGCGTGTGCACTTGGTAACGCTGGCGCTCAATGGTAGGTGATAGCAACATTCCCTTCTCTTGAGCACGTATCAACGCTTCTGTTGCTGTCATCTCAGGTGTTTCAATCAGTATCTGGAATAATGTCACAAGGAACGCATCTTTAATCACCATGCGTCGAGATTCAATCATCTCTTCACCAATACCCGGATTAGCGCCCATATTCAGCGGCACCACCAGTGGTCTACCCTGATCGTTCACAGCACCGTAGTTCACAGCGTCAGGTCGTACATCAACGCTCATACTGCCCGCGCCTAATATACCATCATCATGTGCCAAGAGTGGGGGCGCTACCGCACGATGCCCTGCACGAATAACCGTACGACTCATCTCATTGACCATGTTGATGTCACCAAGCACTGTCATTGCAGGGCCTCGACCGTAGTCTTCACCCGGCGCAACGTCTTCTCGACCAAAGATGTAAGGGAATGATGTGTAACCACCCTCCTCCAACATGGTCTTATGTTCAACACCAATGTAGTAACTGGCGAACGGCTTACCTTTCACATCCGCTCGCTCAGGTGAATAATCTTCTTGTGACCCGACACTGTGGATAATCTCTTTCAGTGTCTCAGGATTCTTCTTCATCTCCTCAAGCCACTTCTCAGGCATCAGTTCTTCACCGAAACGCTGCTTGATTTTACGCAATGTCCACTTGAACGTGCGACGAACCTTATCCACCTCACCTAAGTAATTTACCTCGATGAAAGTGGAAGCGATGCTACAAGGGATGTAACGGTTGATACCATCAATGCGGTCAACGAAGAATACCCCATTACCGAACGCGCCCTGCGCCTTATACGTTCCCCACACGGTTGTGCTGAACCGAGATCGAGGATTATACCGCTCACGGAACATGATATTAGTCGCGTCATCGAACCACATTGCTGTGTCGCGATCCTTCATCAGCTCACTGTTATTTGACCCCAGCACATGCCATTTCTGGTTACTAGGGTTAAGCATTGACTCTTTCACCGATGCGTACCGATCAAGAGCTAGCGCCGCTGTGGCATCGTACACTTTCGCGTTGCGACGCTCACCGGGCGTTTGAGTCCCACCAAAGAACGACCCACTCATTGCAGGATAAATGCGTGAAGCTATCTGCTCCCATTCATTCTCCCACACCGAGCGATCACCTCGTGATTTCTCAAACCCACCAATCTCTTGTTCAGCAATATTCATTTTAGTGACCTGTTAGTTGTTTCGCCGCACTGTTCGTATTCTGAGACACCAGCATTGTCGATGCTCGCGTTACCCCAGGGTTACGTCTACGAGCATCAGCCGCTTTGACCTCAGCCGCTTTCGTATCGATCTTTACAGGGGGTGGTGTTATCTGTGGTGCAGGACTTCCGCCCATGGTGAGTACCTCGATTCGTTAATGATTTGTCGTAAGTATAGCCTTATACCACACTCAAGCAAACTCGTCATACTCACTCTTTGCGGATCGCCCCCTTCCATGACGACTCATCGGCAGATCACGACGTGCAATGTTCTTAGAGAATGTCAGTGACAACGCATCACCATCATCCGGTGACTTCAACCCTCGCTTCTTCATATCCTTCTTCGATTCCAACTTGATCTTGTTACCGTTGTAGTCGTATTCAGGGCCTGTCAGGTCGATCAATAATTCCATGTCATCATTCAGACAACCTGTTTCTAACCAATCACGCATACGCCCCCAACACTCAGCCCGATGGTTAAGGTACTTCTCACCATCGATAGCCCCTGCACCGAACTGCACATCATTGACACGGAACCTCATCTGCGCGAGTCGATCAACCACACCCCCACCGACACCACCACCATCAACATTCACCCCATCAGGTCTGAACCGATTAATCAACTCAGCCACCTTATCTGCCAACTCCATCGTGTTCAAACCCTTGTACCGGAAGATAGGGTATGTCCTAGAGTCACGCCCACGTCTGAACCGTATCACCGAGTCATCATCACCGAAACGCGCCACATCGACACCCATTATCAGCGGCTCAGCGTCATTATGACCTAACTCACGCAACTGAGCATCCATCACCATCTCACGCCCAATGAACTGAGATGATCCCGTTTTAGGGAACTTCCCACGCACTTCAGTACGGGCCACATCCGAATCCTCACCATGCTTCTTAACAATCCTGTCATAAACAGCATTATCAAGACCCTCAACGGTACGTGAATCGATTGTCCGGGTATTCCAGAATGACTCACCCTTAAGCGGATTAAAAGCATCGTAGAAGGCCCCTGTGTTGCGTCGAGGGTTCGAGATGGTGAACCAGATACGAACAGCAGCCAGATCGGTAAAGAACCCCTCAGTGACATTCCAGATCGGCTCAGGGACACCCGACGCCTCATCGAATGTCACACACATGCCGATCATGCTGTGCGCCCCCGCGAACGCATCAGGGTTCTCCTCAGACCAAGACTGACCTTCACAGTAGTAATACTGCGTGTCCATCTTCATCTGCTCATTCAACAGTTGCGCGTACCATTGTTGTGGGCGCAGTGCCATGGATGACTTCTCGAACCAATGCGAGTTAATACTCATCGTGTGCCACTTACCCAGCTCAGCCATCGTTCTTGATCGCAACTGTGTCTCGGTGTTCGCGGTCACGATAGCGGTCGCGCCCGGCCAACAGCTCATTATCCAGTAGTTCATCATGGCGATCATGGCAGACTTACCAATACCACGGCCACTGCTTATGGCCGAATAGTACACCCTGCTCGGCAACCCGATAGCTGCTCGACCTCGATCTAACCTCAGATGATCCCGCAACCGCTCTAACTCCTGACGCTGCCATTTACGCGGCCCTGTCATGCGCTCCAACGGTGTACGCTCTTGTCCCCAAGGGAAAGCATACATAACAAACCCTAACGGATCATGCTGGAAGCTCAGTATGTCCTCAAGTAACTCTTGCTCTTTAGCCGAAGGCTTCGTTCTAGCCATAGGTCATCCACACAGTAACAGCGACCATGATAGCGATCATCACCAAGGCTACAGGCACCAACTCACACAGCTTCAGATCACAAGAGGCGTAGTTGGGGTTATGCACAGGTGCATACAGATCAGCTTCACACTGTTCACACCACCCTTCATACGCCACCAACTCGTGCTCATCTAGCTCACCACCACAGTTACCGCACTTAATCATCTACCTTCCCCTCAATCGTTATACCAGACCTAGCCCTAGCCTTGTCCATCGCGTCACCAATGTTGATATTAACCGCCACATCTTGCTTAGTCTCACCATAACGCTCCTTGTTCCAATGCGCCGCTACCCACTTGTAGGAGTTCACCCGCAATGTTGATCGCTGCACATCCTCCATGATCTCTTCACCATTCTCGTCCTTACCCTCAGCCGCCATAAGAATCCCTCTCTCGACAACAATCTCAGTCCCCACCTTCCGCGCCTGATGGTATTCAGCTAACCACTTCTCATTCCCTTTAGCATGGATGAAACGTAACAGTTGCGAATACTCAGGCATATGGTCATCACGACATACATTTGTCAGATACTCAGCACCACTCAGCCTTGTCAGCACCTCATCCCATGTTTGTTCAGTGTAAGGCGAGCCACGGTAACGCTTCTTAGGCTGCAACCATCCAGGAATCCCTGTCTCTGAGATCAGGTTCTTGATATTAGACATTCATCAACCTCACCACCACCGCCACCATCACTACTACCCTAATCACGTAACGCATCATTCACCGCCTCCTTCATCACATCATACCCGAACATGCTCGCAACCGGATTGCCTCGAATACGATTAGGCAACATCCCTAACTTGCTCGCCTCACCATTGTACACAATGGCAGCATCTGCTGGCGTCACATAGGCACCAAGGAACTCCGCATTAATCACCGCAATGTATTCACCTTCATGGTAATGCACCCCCACATAGTTGTGCTCGATGGGCGGGGGCGTCACTTTGATAACAGGTGCGTGATTCGATTGGTAATCCGTCGGCTTCAAGTTCTCGATCCGTGTGTTAGTCACATCACCATCGATCGTTGTCAAATATCCATCAGCCCACTCACCCTTATGCAAAGCCCACACCAAGTGGTTCAGCTTCGTACGGTATCCACACACCATCACCTGAACCGACCCATCCTGAAGCTTAGTACCAATGGGTCTGTCCTTTGTTGCTTGTGACATGTTGACACCACCATTGCGATACACCATGCCTGACTCCTGATCGTAACGGTATCTGTCGATGATGTGATTCACTGGGGGCTGCGGTTTCATGGAACTGTCCTGCGGTTGAGCGTTTCGATGTTTCATAGTGTAGCAGGTCTGTGAATTCATTTGTATAAATTTTTGTATTTATTATTAGATTTATCGATTTATGGGTTTGTATAAATTTTTGTATTTATTATTAGATTTATCGATTCTTTGATTCGGGGGTACCTTATACAATTCGCGCGCCCAGAAAAGCCCCCCTCCCCCCTCCCTTTACCGAATAATAAAGGAATCGCCCACAAAGCCTTATAGATACAGGGATTGTGTGTCTAGGGCGTGTCTCAACTTCGCATAATGTACATTATGTTAAAATACAATGATGAGTAGAATCAATAGGTTAGCGTATAATTGGTGATTATTAAGGTTTATTAAGTGCGTATATACATGGCTAAGTGATTGATTCCATTAAAGATAGTGCCATTAAAACACACCTATTCTCGAATAACCTTAATAGAATCAATAGCTTACACGCATAAAATACCATTATGAGCTGTCACTACTGACGCGATTACTTTTGATTTTAATAAAAATTAATTACAATCATTGAATTTGAAACTACTTTCCCAGATCCGCCCCTCCACTGACCAAAGTCAGCAATTATGTCACACCCTTATAGTCATTCTGAACCATTCAGCAACACAAACAGTAAATGATTGCACTAATATTAGTAAAACAGTGAAATAATGAGAATTACAATTAATTAACCATCTATATAAGGAACAAACTACAATCATTGGCAATTTAATTGTAATTAAGTATTGACATATAGTTCATGTTGACCTATCATTCAGTTATCAACTAAACAACAACAAAGAGAGTAAACAGATGAGAAGTACATCAACTACTTATAACGCGCATGATTACACTTATATTGTATGGGACAACGCTTTAGCGAGCTTGTTAGATAGCACGGGTTCTGAAGTTATGGAATATCAGGCACCAAACACAATGGACGAATACGGGTACTTTATTATCAATGGTGAGGTGGTAGATAGTCATCATGAAAATGATTATGAGGTTGATTGCAGATTATTAGCAGCTATTTATGAGGCGAACCAATGAGAATCATTAAAAACCTAAGCGCTAAGCGTGTTCAGTACGTAACAGTTACCAACGAATTACTAGAAGCGTTTCTTATAGAAAGAGGCTCTGCATCAATGGTGCTGCTGGTGTGGGGGACGGGGTTTGAAACATTCGAGTGTAAAGAATGGAACGCGCTGTTATGTGGAGCTAGACGCACTAAGAATCAAATAATAATCAACTGGTAACAATTGGAGTTAGAACATCGCTACTAATAACCTTTTTACATTCTTTAGGAAAATTTAAACATGAAAACATTAATCAAGAAAGACGGCCCTTTATCTTTTTATTTTGAGCCAGTAGAAGAAAGTATGCAATTAAGCGAGCTATTTCCAGAAGAAACCCAGAGACAGTTAAGTGCGCTTAATCGCTCATTGGAAAAGGGGCATTCTGTTTTATTTGTTGCGGCTGTTATTGCGGAACACGAAAAAACGGGAATCGAATTAGGCTCTGATTATTTAGGTGGCTGTTTTTATAAGTCATATCAAGACTTCATAGATAATAGCGAATATATTCCAGACATGATAAATAGCGCCCGCTTAGAAGCGGCTAAAACTTTGAAGCTTCTAGGGGCATAGCTTGCTTATAAATTATAGACAATACCGGGGCCCCTTGATTGGGGCTTTTTGGGTGAAACTATTAATAATTAATTGGAGTTAGAACAATGAAATACTTAACAATGTATGAAAACTTTATTATGGACACTATTACAGAAGATTCGCGAGGTAATGACATTAGTCAAGCGGGGTTTGTTGTTAAGTTTGAGTATCTACAACGCCGTTTTTGGGGTGAGTATGGACACGAAGTGGCTCGTAGTGGAATGACTAACGCCTGTTTAAACTGGCTACAAGGCTCGGCGCTGGGTATTGAATTTACAAACCATGACATCGTACAACTACTACATAAAGAGGGCGTTGTAGCCGACGTGTACGCACTGACTGATGATGAATTTACAGACGTTGTAAACATGTACTGGGAATCGATGGCGCGCGCACTTAAAACTATTTTGGAGAATGGATAATATGAATTTTAACAACTATGAAGAAATAGATGGCGTCGAGCTGTGGGCGGAAGATAATCACCTGATTCAGTCAGAGGAGGAATTGAGCGAGAGATTCGATCAGGAAATAGCATCAATGGTAATAGATCAGTATGGCGATGAAGACGGTCCGGCGATGCGTGAAGCGTTCAATAATTGGAGCGACATGTTATGCAAAGATGGCGAACTGCATTCTTTACAGTATTCCAACTACTGTTACGTGGGGAAGTATGAAGCGTCGCATTTTTGAACTAATAAAGAGGCTTAACAATGCAAAAAACAATTAAAGAGGCTAGGAAATACGCGGCACAAATTAACCATAAATTAGCGGATACTTGTCTTGATGATGATTTTGGTTTTGCTTCACATGTCACGCATCAAGACAAATTAGACTATCAACTAAAAGAAAGAGTACATGCCTTAGAGATTGAACAAGGCATACACGACCATAATTTTACAATATGGCAGAGAATGAATTATTACATGACCGGCGAAACAGTCGCATTTTTGAACTAACAACCTAATAACCTGAATAACAGCCCCTTGATTGGGGCTTTTTGGGTGAAACTATTAATAATTAATTGGAGTTAGAACAATGAAAAAGATCAACCTAGAAAGAAAGGCATTAGAATTTTGCAAATTGGCAATGGCTAAGAAAGATATTCGTTATTATTTGAACGCTTTATGTATTGAATTGAATGGTGACAAAGCCCGCTTCATCTCTACAGATGGCCATCGGCTTAATACGTGCGTACATGATATTGAGAATGAAGGCGTTGACGTGTTAATTATTGATAGGGATATAATCCTAAGCGTATTAAGACTGCACGATAAGAAAGTCAAAACGCTAGAGTTAGTTATTGACCATGATTATTACAGTCTAGGTGGTGTGGTGTTCGTGCCAATGTCTGCAAGGTTCCCTGATTGGCGCAGAGTGGTTCCGGATGATCTGAGCGGTGAAGCGGGGCAATTCAATCCTAACTATCTGCTAGACGCCCAGAAGAGTTTGGCAGTATGGCATGATTCGACACCTACAAAATTCCATAAGTATAATATTAGTCACAATGGCATAGGTGGCGCTGCGATTATGCGCGGCAATGATGATAATGCTTTTGTTGTCATTATGGGAATGCGACCGAGTGCTGGTGACAGCAACGACCCTTACGCTTTCCCAGTAATAGACAAGCCCGTCATTGAGAGCATCGCAGATAATCGCGGATAAAGCACCACTGCACCCGTAAACAAGGCCCGCCTAGTGTGGGCTTTTTGGGTGAAACTATTAATAATTAATTGGAGTGTAATAAAATGATTAGAACACCATTAGCCTTAAAAGTGTGGCGCAAAGAATTAAAATTATCACAAATGAATATGGCACTTAAGCTCTGTATCAGTCTATCCACGTATAAACGCATAGAGTCAGGTAATACACTGATACCCCCTAATCACTTTCTATTGATCAATCTTGTCCAACAAGCATTGGAAAATAATCTGCCTATACCTCAATATTCAGGGGTAGATTTTAATGACCTATAAAGACCATTCCATGAAATGCGACTGCATAAAAGAAGCGGTTGCAGAATACGACTACTTACTAGAACAAGATAATCTGTATTCTGCGTCAATCGTTCGTGTGGGTAAAAGTACGGACTATGACAACAACGATATTCTATTGGTATGGGTAACTAAACATGACACTTAACAATATGACAGATGAAGAATTACTAACAGCAGCAGCTAACCATGATGGTGATATGGTGTACGAATTAGCTAAGCGATTAGCTGAAAGTATTGACGAGCGCGACGGGTTGATTGAAGAATTAGAAGACAGTGGTCATGAGTAACCACGACTTAAGAGACTTGATCATACTGGTGCTAGTATTCGCCGCTTGTATGATGGTTTGGTAAAACGACGACAACTAAAATTATGAGGAATTGAAATGGTAATATTTAGATCAAAGAAAAAAGAAGTGACGAACCCCTCCTTTGAATACAGAGATGAGTTTTATGAAAAACAAGCTGAGTGCGATGCTTGCGGGAATTTTGAAAACACAGGGTTCTGCTTTGTCGAAAGTGGTGTTTGCTGTTCTAAATGCGGAAAGGAACAGTTTACGATGGTGACTACTGTTCGGGAACATAGGCGTAGATTGTTTGTAAACCCATTGTCGCCGCCTGAACACAGTGAGTGGGAATTCGTTAAACATAGAAAAGTCACAATAAACGACGACTAAGGTGAATTGAAAATGAGTGACGTACTTTTTGTAGGTGGTCCGATTGCGGGTCAAGTTAGGAATGTTACAGATGGAATGGACAGATTTAATGCGCTGACTAATCAATGTCCCACACTAACATCGTTTAATCCAAAAAAGCCGCACAAGCGACTTGAACCATTAGTGGTGTATGAGCGGGTTGATCTGTTTGAGAATGAGAAAAGGATGTCTGTGTTTTTCTTACCGGATGGTGATGAGCAGATAATATCTCACTTACTTAACGCTTATGCAAACAACGACTAAGAGGAATTGAAATGCAAAATTTAACGATTGAAAATGTAGATGTTGATCTACTAATGGAACAATTTCACCAACTAGAGATGATGCCGCCAGTCATGCTGACTTTTAAACAACAAGAAGCTATTCAAGGACTGCTTAACATGAGAGACGCGATAAGCGACTCTCTGCAAACGACGACAACTAAAAGTTAACCAGCGTTGTCAGCCTCGTAACCCTTAGCGAATCTGCGGGGTATTCTTCCCCCGGATGTCTCGCGCAGGTTGTCCAACACTTCCTGTTGTTCTGCGATAATCCTAACCCGTTGCTCTGCGTACACCTGACTCGGTTTAGGGTTGATTGCCCACACCCAATGTGAACGACGACTATCTGATTCTAATGCAATCATTTGCACCCATCCTGAAAGCTCCATCCCACTGAGCAGCGAGTTGATTATCTGCGTTTTCTCATGGGGTTTGGTGTGCTTGTCCCATAAACGACGACTAGAGCTGATAATATCAGACGTGGTGAGTTTATCATTAAGGCCCGATGCCACTAAGATATGACGACGCACCCATGCTTCAATGCTGTTAGTCTTGTCTGGTGTTAGCTCGTTCACCACATATTTGAGTGATGACATGAAATAATCTGCATATAAGTCGCAGGCATTCGCCATAAGCTCCCCTGACACCTCTATGTTCCAAGGTGACTCAATCATGTGCATGACCAAAGCTAAACGCCCCACCGTGCCTTCAGACTTGCCTAATGCGGATGTGATCAGGCGGGACGAACGGTAAAGACGTTCCTTGTTGATGTAGTCAAGATACCAATCTTGAAACCGATCGAACACCTTCTGTGCGCTGGGTGATAATTTGTAAGCCATAGGGGGCATGGATGCAATGCCGCGCAGCATACGATTCCATTGAGCCTCATGGCTCAGCATGGGTGGTATAGGTTTAGGTTTGCGCGTGTGTGTAGGTCGTAGCACCCCGAACAAAAACCGCTGCATCATCCCGTCTTCACTCAATGACTCGAGCGCCTTTGCTAGTACAGGAGGCTGCACGTTACCGTAGATATTAAGCGCGAAGTGGTCGAGAATCTTCTCCCCTGTGGTAATCCTGTCCATGCGGTAATGTGATGCCTCGTACCCTGCAATCCATGTGCCTCGGTTCTCACCTGATCGCACATCGCCTAACCGAGTGATCCAGTGGTTCATCTCATCGAGCAGCAGCATCATCCCTTGAGGGCGATGCTCACACACATGAATCAGCTTCTGTGAGGTGACATCTTCGACAATGTAACGTAAGGGTTGAGGTTTGTGCGGTAGATCAGTCACAAGAGGCGGTAGTACGTTACCTAGCTGATGCTCGATGTTACTCATGGTGTCAATGTAGTTTATATGGTCGGTCTTGTGTTTAGCTTCGACACCTTCCCACTCAAGCATGCGCTTCTGTTGGTTGGGGCGATCATCAACCTCAATAGCAGTAAGCTCCTTGAACATAGGTCGAGAACCTGGCGACTTCTTATCTGACGGCTCCCCCACGGTGGCTATCCATAACACAGGAGGGACTTTGAAACCTTCCAACAGTGTCAGTCTACTGCGAGCATCGACCACAGCACACACAGCACTTAGCCCAGCCAACACTGGCACCACACAATCACAGCCCACGGATGTCGAGACCTCTTGTGCCCTGATCTTGAGTATTTCAGGAAGTAAGTCAACGTCCATGATCGGGGGTGGTACTTGGTTGGTGCTGAAGATGTCCATGTTAGCCATCTCAGATGTCGGGTCGTTATTGACGCGAGTGAATAGTCCTTCGACATTAATCTCAGGCTTCCATCCTTGCTCTTTGGCGTAATGGAATAGAGTGCCTATGGTCTTGACGTTTGCTTTAGTTGAGTCGAATGATCGCCAAGCGTTGTTTAAATCTTTGGTGTTGTACTTCTCTGACTCACGACTCCACTCATCCCACAAGATGTGCATCTGATCGACCTGATCTGTCTGAGTGCCCGCATCATGCAGTGCCATACCGATGTGAACCCATGAGTCACGATCAATCGATGGGTCGATGGAATAGAGGGCCGACTCGACATCTTGAAGTGAGCATAAGGGCTTGTTATCTGATCTGACAGTAATCACAGCATCGTTGTTGATGAGTGACTGCCAGTAGTTGCGTAGGATGTCTGGTATCAGTGGTAAATTCTTCCAATCACCTTCCCATGTATACGGTACGCGGGTTGTGGGATGTATTGTTGGAGGTAGCAGGTCTTGAATACTCTTATCATCCACAGTGGCGCAGCGAAAGTCGATGTAATTGAACTTCTCAGCCACATTATTGACAACACGCTTCTCAATCAGCTTCTTCGAGAGCATGGGTGCGTCAAGTCGATAGATCAGCTTAGCGTGTCCGGGATTGCCTGAATGTATCTTCACAGCCGTCGGATCATTGTAAAGTTCAGCAAGATCAATCCCCTGCTCAGCCAGCTTTATAACGGCAGTATCCCACCCATCAATGTCAATGGAGCAAGTGCCGGAGTAAGCATGTAGCAGTCCCACACCGTAGTTAAGAGGGAGTTTGTCAGCATCATTGAGCGCGTTCTCGACGAGATTCCACCCTCGATGAGTCGGCCCTTTGGTGTTAGGTGGTATAGGTGTCAGCTTGAACCCGTGACGGATGTACGCGTTAATTGACGCAGGGTGTGGTGCAGTGGTCGAATCTATAGTAGTATCCAAGTCAGACACTCCTCTTATGGTCTATTTTGGTTGATTTTGATTTATTTACCCCGACTCTGTTCACGCAGATCGGGGTATTTTTTCGTCTGTTACTTTTTCTTAGCCGATTCTCTATTCTTTTTCTCAAGTCGGCCTTTAACCATATCACCTTTTTCATAAGTTATTAACTTCGCCACACGCTTGACCTCATCAATACACATCTTATCGTCGGGTACATCGACCGTGATTCTCTTCATGTGAGCGGGCAGTTTTGTTGCTGACATTTTATTCTCCTATTTGTTTACAAAGTGTTTGACAAACTGTTTACGTGGCATATACTAGCACCACACTGCAACGAAGGATAGTGAATTATGAATACTGAAAATATTGCGGTGAGGATTGATCCTAAGATCAAAAAGCGTTTCAACAAGAAGGCTGCTAAGTTAGGTGCGGCGTCGGATGTACACCGTGAGTTAATCACGGCGTTTGTTGAAGATCGTTTAACTGTTACAGCACCTCACCAACAGCAGCACAAATTGGAGAAATTATATGAGTCTTGAAAATGAGTTAAAGAAAAACACCGCAGCACTCGTTGCATTAACTGAAGCGTTAGGTCAGTCAAGCGGTGCAGCCACTACTGCAGCACCTGTAGCACCACCAGTAACCGTGGTTGAAGCACCTGTAGCACCACCAGTAACCGTGGTTGAAGCACCTGTAGCACCACCAGTAACCGTGGTTGAAGCACCTGTGGCAACGTCTGCGCCAATCCCAACAGCACCCGTTGCAATGCCGGGCTTTACGCCCCCAGCACCCGTTGCATCGGCACCCGTCCCACTCGGTAAAGCACCGTTCAATGATGCTGTCACCATGGTGAACTACGTCAGTGGTGTGTATCAAGAGATCGGTGCCACACATGGTGAAGCACTCCAAGCGGTGATGATCGACCTGAAGGTGACTAACATCAATGATGTTGCTGCCGATCAGTACGACGCACTATACGCAGCTATTGAGGCTGTGAAGGCTCAGGCTAATGGCTAAGGCTCTCAACGGTTGGCAGAAGACATCACGCAGCAAAGAGATACATTACGAGGCCACAGTAGATCGTGCACCCTCTAACCGACGTGACACCGCTGACTATAAGTTCTGCCATGATCGCCTTGCAGTGGATCGACTACTGGACGAGAAGGCAGAGAGATTAAACGATAAGGAGGTGTGGGATGAGTGACCACGCTATATTAAGTCCAAGTGCTGCTGATCGGTGGATGTCATGTCCAGGATCAGTGCGTGAGGCGAAGAAGTTTGAAGACACGAGCGGTGCAGCGGCCATTGATGGTACGCACACACACTCGTTGGTTGAGGCCTGCATTGTTGCAGACCTTGATAGTCCGATGATGTATATAGGCAACACATTGACAGACCATGAAGGTGAGTTTGTTGTTGATGAGGCTCGTGCAGAACGTGCGAAGGTGATGATCGATTACATCACTTTGCGTGTGAATCAGATGGCAGGCCTTGTAGCGGTACGTGCTGAGACTAAAGTTGACCCCGGCGCACCATTAGGTCGTGATGACATGCACGGCACATCTGACTGCATATTGGTAGGTTCCGAAGAGATCGAGATCATTGACTACAAAGATGGTTATCGCTATGTGGCACCTAGCTCTAAGCAGAATCATCTTTACGCCTGTGGTGTGTTGGATCAGTACGGTTGGAAAGGGTTCGGTAAAGTTAAGATGACAATCATCCAGCCTAACAACCGTCACAAAGGTCTCGATGCGATCAGCTCGTTTGATACCACCATCAGTGAACTTGAGACCTGGCTAGATGAAGAGGTTCGTCCTGCCGCGGCGGCTACTGACAGACCTGACGCACCACTGAGTGCAGGTGAGAAACAATGCCTGTGGTGTCCTGCTCGTCATGGCTGCACTACGCTGCTCAACCACACCATGTCTGAGTGTGGTCTCAGTTTCCCTAAGCTAAGCGAAGAGGCAGCTACTGAAGACCCTGTAGGGTATTCGGATGCTGAGCTTCTGAAGTTTATGGAAGCGGCACCACTACTGAAGCTACTCATCAGTGCTGTGGAAGAAGAAGCAGCTAATCGAATGGTGAAGAAGAACATCAACATCGATGGGCTGAAGGTTATCCGTGGCCGTGGTGGTCGTAGTTGGGAGTCATCTAATGAGGATGATGTCATCTCACTATTAACCAAGTGCGGTGTTCCTAAGTCTCAGTGCAAGACTGTGAAGTTGCTAAGCCCTGCACAGGCTGAGAAGCTGGCATGGCATGCTAAGAAAGCGGGCAAGGATGTTATGAAGTCGTTGAGTGTGAACCAACTCAAACGATTGAAAGGTTACATTGTTAAAACAGAAGGTTCATTGAAAGTCGTGCTTGAGAGTGATCCCGGTAAGGCAATCGAAGTCGTTGAAACTAGTCAGTTCGACTCAGTGGCGGCACCTAGTATCCCAGATTGGCTAAAGCCAAAGGAGTAGTTCATGTCACAAATAATGTTCACAAATGTACGTGTTAGTTTCCCTAACCTGATTGAAGCGCGGCAAACTAACGCACAGAACCCTGCTAAGTATTACGGGTTAGACATGTTGTTTCAACAAGATAACCCTGCGTTTGCTCAGTTCTGGGCCGCGTACCAAGAGTTAGCGGTTGCTAAGTGGAAAGATCAAGCTGAGGCGGTGATGGGTATGATCGGTCAAGACCGTAAAAAGCGTTGCTATGGTCAAGGTGAAGAACGTATGAGCCAGAAGACTATGCAAGTGTTGGATGGTTATCATGGTCAGTTTTACATCTCAGCAAAAGAGAAGGAAGAACGCGGTCGCCCAATGATTGTTGATGCAGATGGTGTACCAATCGATAAAGCTAACACCATGGCAGAGGTCGCAGAAGCGCGTCGCGTCTATGGTGGGTGCTACGCTAATGTATTGGTATCTCCTTGGTTATGGGATAACGATAACGGTAAGGGTGTTAGCTGCAATTTACTTGCCGTGCAGTTCAGCTCAGATGGCGAACCGTTTGGTGAGAATACATCTATTGACACCAGTGCGTTTGGTGCTGTTGCTGCCGCTCCTGTTGCTGCCGCTCCTGTTGCTGCCGCTCCTGTTGCTGCCGCTCCTGTTGCTGCCGCTCCTGTTGCTGCCGCTCCTGTTGCTGCCGCTCCTGTTGCTGCCGCTCCTGTTGCTGCCGCTCCTGTTGCTGCCGCTCCTGTTGCTGCCGCTCCTGGAGGCATGCCACCTTTACCCACATTTATCCAATGATAGCTGACATCACACTCTGATTCACAAGCCCCTTGATTGGGGCTTTTTGGGTGAAACTATTAATAAAACGTAGCGAGGTTTATCTATGATCTATGAAACAACAATATTAATCTGCGCCGCGATTCTATACGCAGCGGGAAAATGGGAGTGGCTGAAGTTATGAAACGTAAAGTGATTAGTACGAAGACACCTAAAGAAATAGCGATTGATATTTTAAACGGTGAAGAGTATTTCACAGTACAAGGGGAGGAAGTTTTATTTGATAAGCTTAAATTTAAATTCATAGCTTTCCCTAGGAATCGACCAATGCATGAATTATTAACGCATAACTTCCCCCTTCACCAACTAATCGAATACGACTTCCGTGATGACATGGAAGACGACGAAACCCAATGGTGCTTGGTTAGTGACAACGAGGAGCCTACTTTGAGCAATGGAAGTATTGCCCGCCAAATAGTCAAGCAAAAGCATCATGAGCTAAATTATAAAGATAATGGCGGTACTGGTGGTATTGGCTGGAGATACGCAACACCTATAAACATCACAGAAAAGGGATTAGCGAGTGACTACTGAAATTAAACAATTAGATTATACCCTTGGTGTAATACGCTATGATTTTGAGGCCAACTTTAAAGATAGGCAAGACACTATTGATTACGACAATACACAGCGAGCTCAGGAGAACATGAAATGAAAAAATTTGAATTAACTAACGAAACAACAGAATACCTAGGTAAAAAATTGTATCGAATCAAGGCACTTCGCTCGTTCGGCTCTATTGAAGAAGGTGAGCTTGGCGGTTTTGTCGCCAAAGAATCGAACTTAGATCAAGAAGGCGATGCTTGGGTATCTGGCGATGCTCAGGTATTTGAAGATGCTCGGGTATATGGTGAAGCTCGGGTATCTGGTGAAGCTCGGGTATTTGGTGAAGCTTGGGTATTTGGTGATGCTCAGGTATCTGGTGATGCTCAGGTATTTGGTAATGCTGAGATATTTGGTGATGCTCAGGTATTTGGTGATGCTTGGGTATCTGGTAATGCTCAGGTATCTGGTGATGCTCATGTATCTGGTAATGCTCAGGTATTTGGTAATTCTCAGGTATTTGGTTGTGATAGATCTAAAGGAAAATCAAAAGTAATTAGGATGGCTGATTCATCTGGAGATTCATTTCATGATACCCCATTAAGCCTGCTACAAGAAGCAATCAAAGACATAACAGAAGACCGCAGCAACTTAGCTAGGTGTAATAAACTTCTAATTCTTGGCCTCAATACAGAAGATGACATGTTCGATGTAAGTTTCATGCAGGCAAGGATGAGAATGAGCGAATGCGTTACACTGTGTACTGCAGCAAACACAATCTTTTTAAGAGAGATGGGGTATGCCCAATGAGTATGAATAAATCAGAAATCAAACCTTGCCCGTTCTGTGGCGGTAAGGCAGTAACAAGTACATACTATATTGAGTGCGAGTCTTGCGAAGTTGCGCCCATTATTGATTGGCATCACATGGATAAATTCGAGGCTATCAAGGATTGGAACAAACGTCCAGACACCACTCAGCAATTTATACAAGGCGGGGCTATGAGTGAACCAAGCATCGATGAAAGGAGTTAGTTAGATGGACGTTAAAGACTCAATAATAAACAGATTAAAGGTTTCATATTACGAAAAATGGAAGCCAGAAGAGTACACCTATATGGTTTTAGAACCTCACACACAAGAAATATATTTTTCTAATCACTTGGCTTGCGATGGAAACCCTTACTTTTGCTATAAGTCATTTTTGACAGTAATTGCAAAATGGGAGGGTAATTAAATGATAGGCAACTTTTTATTTGCAAAGAAATTCCACATAGTAGACCTGTGTGCAGTCAGTTTAATTACTCACTACTTCTTGTCTCCAATGGTGATGCGACTTATTGAGGATTGATATGGCACAAGTGTACGATTTAGAAACATACCCGAACTTCTTCCTCGCGTGTATTGAGGCAGATGACACAGGTCAGAGATGGGAATTTGTGTGTGATGACACGCGCAATGATTGGCCTGAATTCTTAAGTTGGTTAACCTTGTGGGGGAGCACTCGCGCGGTGATGACAGGGTTTAATAGTGTAGGGTTCGACTATCCTGTGCTGCACCATCTACTCAAGCTGGACACATCGGAAGCCACAGGTGTTCAGATAGCCAATGCTGCGTATGCGAAAGCAATGCAGATAATCCAAACACCATGGGATCAACGCTTCAGTAACCGCATCTGGGACACTGACTGTATGGTGAAACAGCGCGATCTATTCATCATCAATCACTTCGACAACCCTGCTAAGTCAACATCGCTGAAGCAGATTGAGTTCAACATGCGAATGATGAACGTGCAAGAGTTACCGATCCCTGTCGGTACAGAGAACCTGACACCACAGGATAAGCAGATCATCATTGATTACTGTTGGAATGATATGGAAGCAACAATGGCGTTTAACAACTCGTGTCGTGATGATGTTGAGTTCCGAGAACACTTACGACTTGAGTATGGTAGCGACTTCACCAACATGAACGATGCTAAAGTGGGTGGTCAGATAATGATCAACCGACTCAAAGATGCGGGGGTTGAGTGTTATGAGTACATCAATAAAAAGAAGACAGTCAGACAAACTAAGCGTGGTCGCATCAACTTAGGTGATGTCATCTTCCCTTACATCCAGTTCAGATCACCAGAGTTCAATGCGCTGCTCGACAAGTTCAGGAGCATTACCATTAAGGATACTCGCAAGGCCCCTGAGGTGGATGGCATGCACGTCATCTATAAAGGGTTCAAGTACGACTACGGTCTTGGTGGGATACATGGATCAGTGGAGTCACAGATCATCAGAGCCACCAACACTCGTATGATACTCGACATCGATGTCACAGGCTTTTATCCGTCATTAGGTATCGCTAACAGCCTGTATCCTGAGCACCTTGGTATCGAGTTCTGTGATATATCGAACGATGTTAAGACTGAGCGAGCACAGTATTCAAAAGGAACATCACAGAACTTAGCAATGAAGATGGCAGGCAATGCCACCTACGGTAACTCGAACAACCAGTACAGCCCGTTCTTTGACTCGAAGTACACCATGTCGATCACCATCAATGGTCAACTACTGCTCACCATGCTTGCTGAGTGGTTAGGTGACGTTCATTCGCTGAGAACCATACAAGCGAACACCGATGGTCTGACCATTGAGGTTGATCGCGATCAATACGACGCAGTGATGGAGCGATGCGATGCTTGGTGTGACTACACTAAGTTAGAACTTGAATACGCTGAATACGACATCATGCCGATACGCGATGTTAATAATTACATGGCCCGCACAGTCGATGGGAAGATCAAACGTAAAGGAGCATATGAATGGAATAAGCTGCATCATCAGGATCAATCATTCCTAGTGGTCGCTAAGATCACTGAGAAGGTGCTGCTCGATGACGCCCCCATCACTGACACACTCAAATCATGGCCCGATGTGTTCGATTTCATGGGCCGCACTAAGGTTCCTAAGAGTGGACGGTTGATGATTGATGACGGTCACGACAGAACACAAGTGCAGAACTTGAGTCGCTATCTGGTGACTGAAGAGGGTGGTAAAATGATTAAGATACTACCACCACTGTGCGCTAACCGTGAAGAAGCTGAGCTACGGATTAAGAAGTTGAAGAACCAGCCGAAGGATGCGCAGGCTTATGAGGATCGAGTGATGACCCTGCTGTCTGAGCGCGAGACTGTAATGGCGTCGGGAAACAACGTAACCATTTGCAACAACATGAGCGAGATTGCTTGGATGACACCAATCAACTTCGCATTCTACGAGAATAAAATTCAAAAATTAGTTATGGGATTGGAGTAATGACAATAATAAGAAGTTTAACACCAGAGAATCAGAAGGTGTGGTTAGAAAAGAAGGTTGAAGGTGAAGGTTGTAAACTGGCAAAGACACTAGGTGGAATTGCTTACAAGTTCACATCACCACAACGCAGAGCGGTACCTGACAGACTCGTGCTGCTACCTTTCCGAGCAGGGTTCTTCATTGAGTACAAACGGTGGGGCAAGAAGCCTACACCGGCTCAGCTAAGAGAGGGTCATAAG